GGCCCGCGCGAGGGCCTTCAACGCGTACCGCGGCGCCATCGACACGAAGCTGCGCGCGGCCGGCGTCGGCGAGCGCGTCGAGTTCGACGGCACCCTGTCAGGCGACATCACGACCACGATCACCGATGCTCGCGCTCAACTCGCCCAGAGCCTTGCGCGCCTCACTCCAGCGGCTCAGCCCGACGCAGAGGGCGAGCCTGCTGGAGACGCTGGCACCGGAGACCGTTGAGGCGATCGCGCACGACTGGGAGATCTGGGCTCGCGACGAGCAGCTCCCGCCGTCGGGCGAATGGGTCTGGTGGCTCATCCTCGCCGGGAGAGGCTTTGGGAAGACGCGGTCGGGCGCCGAGTTCATCCTCGGTCGCGTCGCACGCGGTGAAGCGAAGCGGATCGCGCTGGTAGGACCGACCTCCGCCGACGCTCGCGACACGATGGTGTTGGGTCCGAGCGGCATCGTCACGATCGCCCCCCGCGCCAACCGCCCCATCTACGAGCCTTCGAAGCGCCTGCTGACGTGGCCCAACGGAGCGACGGCGCTGCTCTTCAGCGCAGAGGAACCCGAGCGCCTCCGCGGGCCGCAGTTCGACACCGCATGGTGTGACGAGCTCGCAGCGTGGAAGCATCAGCGCGAGACCTGGGACCAGCTCGCGTTCGGGTTCCGTGAGGGCGAGCCGCGCGGGGTGATCACGACGACGCCGCGCCCCACTGAGGTGGTGAAGGAGCTGCTCGCCGACCCTGACGTGAGGATCACGCGGGGCAGCACCTACGACAACGCCGCGAACCTCGCGCCGAGCTTCCTACGACGTCTCTTGAAGCGCTACGAAGGCACACGGTTGGGCCGACAGGAGCTTCGCGCGCAAGTCCTCGAGGACACGCCCGGGGCTCTCTGGACGTTGGGCCTGCTGGAGAAGAACCGCGTCCGCTCCGCGCCCGAGCTCGCCCGCATCGTCGTCGCCGTCGACCCCGCGTCGTCGGATCCGACGCAGGCCGCGTCGTCCGATGATCTCGCCGAGACGGGCATCGTCGCGGCCGGGATCGACGAGAAGGGCGACGGCTACGTGATCCGCGACGCCTCGGGGAGCTACACGCCCGCCGAATGGGGCGAGCGCGCGGTGCTGGTGCACGACGAGCTCGACGCCGACCGGATCGTGGCTGAGTCCAACCAGGGCGGGGCGATGGTCGAACACGTCGTGCGCACCGCAGCCGAGAAGCTCCACCGCGAGAAGAAGCGCTCGTCGCCGCACATCGCCGTCACCCTCGTGCACGCGAGCCGCGGCAAGCACTCGCGCGCGGAGCCCATCGCGGCCCTCGACGAGCAGCACCGCATTCACCACGTCGGCACGCTCCCCGACCTCGAATCGCAGATGAGCACCTGGGTGCCTGGTGAGAAGAGCCCCGACCGCATGGACGCGCGTGTCTGGGCGATGACGTTCCTCATGCTCTCGGGCCCTGCGCCCGCGAGCTACAGCGACGCTCGCAAGGGCCTGAAGGCGACGCCCGACGCTGCACCGGCGCGCCCCCAGCGCGTGGCCTCACGACGACACGAACGCGACGATGACGACTGAGACCCGCGACATCCCGCGCCGCCCGCGCGTCATCGGCTCCCGCGCGCCCACCGACCTCACGGCGGACACGTGGACGATCCCGCAGACGCGCCGTGCGCTCAAGCTCCACCTCGACGGGGACTTCTCGCGTAGCGCGCTGCTCGCCGATGCGATGCGCGGCGACGAGCGCATCAGCGCCGACCTGCGCACGCGCGTGATGGCCGTCACGGGCCTGCCCTTCCGCGTCGACCCGTCGCCCGCGGGTGACCAGCGCCGCGCGAAGATGATCGCCGCCGAGCTCGCCGCGGGCTGGTCGCGCATCTGCCCCGCGGCGACGTCGCGCGCGCTCCTGCGCAGCGCCGCGTTCATGGGCCTCGGCTACGGCCCGGTGCGCTGGGAGGCCGACGGCGGGCGTTGGTGGCCGCGCATCGAGCCGTGGCACATGCAGCACCTGCGTCTCGACCTCACGCGCGAGACGTGGACGACGCAGACCACGCTCGGCCTCGAAGACGTCGTGCCCGGTGACGGGTCGTGGCTCGTGTACGCGCCCGAGGGCGACCGTTCGTGGATCGACTGCGCGGTGCGCGGGCTCGCGCTCCCTTACCACCTGCGCAAAGACAGCCGCCGCGATTGGGGCCGCTTCAACGAGAAGCACGGCCTGCCCATCACCGGCGCCGTCGTGCCCGAGGAAGCCGACCAGGAAGACAAAGACGACTTCTTCCAGGACCTCCGCAACCTCGGCAACGAGGGCGTGGTGTTGCTCCCGAAGGACCGCGACGGGCGCGGCTTCGGGCTGGAGATGATCGAGCCGAAAAACGTCCAGAGCTGGAAGGCGCTCGAAGCGGCGCTCTACCACTGCGACGTCAGCATCGCGGTGGCGATGCTCGGTCAGGCCTCGAACGCGCAAGAGGGCGGCTCCTACGCGAAGGCCACGGCCCTCGCTGCGTACCGGCAGGACCTGCTCGAAGCCGAGGCCGCGGCGCTCGCTGAGGCGCTGCGCGTCCAGGTGTTGCGCCCGTGGGCCCTCTGGAACTTCGGTGACGCCGAGCTCGCCCCGATCCTCGTGTGGGACGCGACCCCGCCCGAGGACGCCGCGAAGCTCGCCACGACGTTGCAGACGGCGGGCACCGCGATCGCGCCGTGGCAGGCCGCCGCCGCCGCCGCGGGATACGACCTCGACTTCGAAGCGCTCGCGCAACGCTTCGGCGTGCCTCTGCGCCGCCGCCCGACCTCCGCACCGCAGGACTGACCATGCCCACCGTTGACGCATCATCGCGGCCCTCGCAGGCCGACGTGCTCGCGCTGCTCGGCGCCGATCCCCTCGCGCTCGCTCCCTCCGCGCTGCGCGGCCTCGCGAGCCCCGCCGCGTCATGGGGCTGGGACGACGAGGGCGACGACCAGCCCGGCTATGAGCTCGTCGGCGAGCTCGCGGTGCTCACCGTCCGCGGATTCCTCATGCAGCGCGAGTCCTGGTGGTGGCACGGCTACGACTTCCTCGAGGCGGCGTTCTCGCGCGCGCTGCTCGACGGCCGCGCGACCGCTGTGGTGCTCGCGCTCGACTCACCTGGTGGTGTCGTCGCCGGGCTCTTCGACACGGTGAAGCGCATGCGCGCCGCGGCCGATGCCGTGGGCAAGCGCGTGATCGCGGTGAGCGACGAGCGCTGCTACAGCGCCGCGTACGCCCTGGCGTGTGTCGCCGACGCGATCGTGGTGCCCGAGACCGCGGGCGTGGGGTCCGTCGGCGTCATCGGCACGATGGTGAGCTGGGCCGCGGCGCTCGAAAGCGCGGGCGTCGACGTCCGCGTGATCGTGTCGGGCGCCGAGAAGGCCGACGGGCATCCCGCGCAGCCGCTCAGCGACGGCGCCGTCGCCCGCGAGCAGTCCCGCGTCGACCAGCTCGCGCAGGTGTTCTTCGAATGGGTCTCGTCGCGCCGCCCCCTCACGGTCGCGCAGGTGACCGCCCTGCAGGCGGGCATCCGCCTGGGCCCCGAGGCCGTCACCGCGAAGCTCGCCGATCGCGTGGGCACCCTCGCCTCGATCCTCGGCGGGGAGCTCTCCGTCGACGAATGCTGCGCGGCCCGCGAGGACGACGAGACCGAAGTGAACAAAGTCCCCGTGCCCCCTCCGGGGCAGGACGCAACCCGCGTCGACGCCGACGCACCCAGGAGCATCGCCCCCATGAAAGACCTCGCCGCCATCCTCGCGGCCCTCGGCGCCGCCGACGCAGCGCAGGGCCTCCAGATCGCCACCGAAGCCGCCGCGACCCGCACGAAGGTGCTCGCGCTCACCGGCGCCGAGAGCGCCGACGCCGCGCTGGGCACCATCGCCGCGTGGCAGCGCGACGCCGCCGCCGCCGCCGAGCTCCGCGCGCAGGTCGCCGCCGACCGCGCCGCCGCCGAGAAGCGCGAGCGCGCCGAGCTGCTCGCCGCCGCCGTCGCCTCCATGCGCCTCACGCCCGCCGAGGCCGAGCAGGACGGACAGCCCGAGGCGTTCGTCACGGGCATGAGCAACGCGGCCCTTCGCGCGTTCGCCGCCCGCCCCGTGACCGTCAACTCGGGCTCCGGCCCCCGCCAGCCCCCGAAGCCCACCACCACCGCCGCGTCGCTCACCGACGAGCAGCGCGCGATCGCTGACTCCCTCGGTCTCGACCACGCGGCCTACGCCGCCGCCCTCGCCGCGCAGGGCTGAGACACCCCGCGCTTCACCCTCCACGGAGAGACTTCAATGACCGCAGCCGCCGCCAATCTGGACACCCCGCAGAAGAGCGACGGGCCCATCGCCCGCACGCTCCCCCCCATGCCCGTCGCCGCGTCGACGACGATCTATCAGGGCACCCTCGTCGCCCTCACGCTCCTGGGCTACCTCGTGCCCGCGAGCGCCGACCCGACGCTCCGCGTGATCGGTCGCGCCGAGGAGTACGTGGACAACAGCGCCGGGAGCGCCGGCGCGAAGAAGTGCCGCGCTTCACGCGGCATCTTCGGCTTCGCCAACAGCTCGGGCACCGGCGCCATCGTCGACCTCGACGTCGGCCGCTTCGTGTACGCGGTCGACGACTCGACGGTCTCGCGCACCAACCCGATCGGGCAGTACCCCATCGCTGGCCGCGTGTACGACGTCGACGCCGACGGGCTCGTGTACATCGAGGTGGGCGCGCACCCCGATCAGCCCCCCGGTTCGAGCGACTACTACATCGTCACCGCGGAAGACCTCAGCACCACGGGGCAGGGGCGCTGGGTCGCGCTGAACAGCTCGGGGCTGCTCGTGCTCGCCGTCACCGCGGGCATGGTCGCGTTCGGAGGGCTCGTCAACGCCCCCGCGAGCGGCGCCGTCGGCATCGTGCGTCGCCGCGGCCCGCTCCGCATGTACGCCGAGGCCGCGATCGCGGAGAACGTGCTCGTCGCCGTCGCCGTCACCACCGGCCGCTACAAGACCGCCGTCAACGCCACCTGCGACGCGTCGGCCGCGAGCGCCACCGCGGCGATCACCGGCTCCTACGTCATGGGCACCACGATGGAGGAGAGCTCCGGCGCGGGTGACCTCGCCCTCATCGACATCCACCCCCAGGGCATCCGCCCCGGCACGCTGGCCTGATCGGCGCGCCACCAACCGCCACCGCTCACCGCCACCGCTGAAGGAACACCCTCATGCAGATTACCCCGCAGTCCCTCAAGGACCTCCGCACCGCCATCAACCTGCTGTTCAACGGCGCGCGCACCGCCGCCGCACCGTCGTGGGCGCGCATCGCGTCGCGCGTCGGATCGAACACCAAGCACACCAACTTCCCCTCGCACGCGGCCCTCAAGCGCCTGCGTCGCTGGGAGGGGGAGCGCAAGGTCGTCAACGGCAAGGTCTACGACTACCAGGTCACCAGCGAGAAGTTCGAGCTCACCGCGGGCATCCCCGTGGAGGAGATCGAAGACGACAACGTCGGCGCCTACAACGCGATGGTGCAGGACATGGGCACCCAGGTGGCGCTCTGGCCTGACGACCTCGTGTACGAGGCGCTCCTCGCGGGCGAGACCGACCTCGCGTTCGACGGCAAGGCGTTCTTCGCGAACGACCACAGCCTCAAGACGGGCACCACGATCGACAACCTCTTCGGCTCGACGTCGCTCACGAAGGCCAACGCCGCCGCCGTCATCGCCGAGATGGGCGGCTGGGTCGGTGAGGACGGGCGCTCCCTGCGCATCCGCCCGAACCTGCTCGTCGTGCCCCCCGCGCTCGAGGACGCTGCGCTCGAGATCGTCGGTTCCAACATCCTCGCGCAGGTGTTCGGCGCGAACACCGCCGCGGCGGGCATCTCGAACACCATGCAGGGGCGCCTCACCCTGGAGGTGCGCCCCGAGCTCGCCGCCGACGCGGGCGGCTCCGACTCCGACTGGTACGTCATGGACACGACGCGGCCCGTGAAGCCGCTGGTGTTCGTCGAGCGCAAGGCTCCGATGATGACGTTCAAGAACGCGGAGAACGACGACAACGTGTTCTGGGACGACGAGGTCGTGTTCGGCGTGCGAGCTCGCGGCGCCGCGGGCTACGGCCCGTTCTTCCTCGCGTCGAAGTGCAAGGGCTGATCGAGCTCGCACGCTGACGTTCCCCGTCTCGATCCCCGCCACACCTCCCGCCCACCGGGGCCACACCTCCCAGCACCGCCCCGGCACTCGCCTCCGACCCCTGATCGACACCCATCATGGCCTACGCGACCCGCACAGACCTCACCCGCTTCGGCCTGCCCACGGCGGCGCTCACGGGCGTCTCGACGGACGCGCAAGACGCCGCCCTCGAAGCCGCGTCCGACGTGGCCGACAGCTACATGCGCAGCCGCTACGCCCTGCCCCTCACGGGCTACGGCGACGACTTGAAGCGCGCCGTCTGCCACATCGCCGCGTGGGACCTGCTCACGACGCGCGGGTACGACCCCGCCCGAGGCGGCGACGAGGCCGTGAAGCTCCGTCACGACACCGCGATCGCGTGGCTGAAAGACGTGTCGGCCGGGCGTGCCGCGGTCTCTGGCGGAAACACCACGCCGGGCCCGTCGCGGCCCTCGCGCGTCGCCTCCGCTGCGAGCGTATCGAGCTCGTCGAAGAGGGGCTGGTGACGGGCGCGCTGCTCAAGACCGGCCCGGGGCTCGACGAGCTCATCGGCGCGGTCGAGAGCTTCGCGGACGATCCCTCGCAGAGCACCCGCGTGGCGTCGGCGCTCGCTGAGGCGGGCGAAGGCCTCGTGCGCGCCGGGTTCAGCGCCCATCGCGCGCCCGACGGCACCGCCTGGGCCCCGCTGAAGCGCCCGCGCTTCGGCCTCGGTGGACCGCTGCTCAAGACCGGCGCCCTGCGCGACGCGGCGTCGCTCGCCGTGGTGAGCACGCACGGCTTCGTGATGACGGCCCCCGATCCGAAGAGCGTGCACCAGCGCGGCTATGCGCGGCGCAACCTCCCCGCACGCCCCTTCTTTCCGGGCGGCGGTCGACTCCCGCCCGTCTGGGATGTGGTCATGGAAGCCGCGGCCGATGCCGCTCTGGATGTGCCGTGAGTGATCCCGTCGTTGAAGTCGTCGACCTCGACACGCTCGTCGAGCAGGTCATGCCCGATGTGGTCGCCGAGGTGCCCGCGGTCATGCACGAGCTCTCGACGCGCGCGCTCCCTGAGAACGCCTCGCCCCCGCGCATCGTGTGGGTGCCGTCGCGGGACCGCTGGGAGGCAGGCCAGAAGCGACCGCGCGGTGGCGGCTCGACGGGCAAGAGCCTCGCGACGTGCCGCGCCGGGCTCGAGGTCCACTGCTGGGGTGCGAGCCGCGCCGCCGCGTGGACGCTGGTGAAGGCTGTCGTGCGCGCGCTGCGGAAGCGCCTCGGTCCAGAGCCCTTCCTCTACCTCGAAGGCGGCATGTGGCTCGCCACGGGGCAGATGACGCAGGGCGAGGCGTACGCGCTCGCGATCAGCATCGCGCTCGACGTCCCCGCGCTCCCCGAACCCACCAACACCACGACCACCGCCGTCGCGACCGATTCAACCAGGTCGACGACGGGCGACGGAAACGTCGACGCCGGCGAGACCGGCTGAACCCCACCACGAGGACTCCATGAGCACGTCTTCCATCTCTGCCACGATCACCGACCGGGGCCTTGGCCTCGCCGGAGGCACCGCTCGCCCCATCTGCGTCGTGGGGTGCAGCTCGAGCGGCACCGCCGCGACCCCCACCGAGGTCGTGAACTCGCAGGCGCTCACCGACACCTTCGGGCATGGCCCCGCGGTCGAAGCCGCGGCGAAGATCATGTCCATCACGGGCGCTCCGCTCATCTTCTGCCGCACGGCGGACGGGACCGGAGGAAGCGCAGGCTCGGTCACGCGAACGGGCACCGGCGCCGACGCCGACGCGTGGGCCATGACGGTGGGCGGCACGCCCAACGACGGCTACAGCGTGAAGGTGAAGGTCACCCGCTACGGCGCGACCCTCGCGGCGCTCACGGCCTGCGTGCGCATCTCGCTCGACGGCGGCACGACGTATCAGCCCGAGGTTCCCGTGCCGTCGAACGGCGCCATCACCATCACCGGGACGGGCCTCACGATCACCTTCGACGACGACACGGGCGCCGACGAGGCGTTCGTCGACGACGTGTACAGTTTCGTGTGCACGGCCCCCGTGTGGTCGACGACGACGCTGGGCAACGCCCTGACGGCGCTCGAAGCGACGAACGCGCCGGAGCATGACGGCGTGCTCGTCGTGGGCAACGTGACGGGCGCGACCATCAGCACGGTGAAGACGTCGCACGACAACCTCATCGCGGCGTCGCGCTCGCGGTGGTTCCTCTGCAACGCGCGCGACCAGAACAGCGGAGAGAGCGTCGCGACCTGGGTGAGCGTGCTCGTCGGCGCGAGCCCCGGTTTCAACGCGCACACCGCCAACCTGATGGCGATCTCCGCGGCGTGGTGTGACATCGACTCGGCCGCGATCGGTGGCGTGTGGCGCCGCCCGGTCTCGTGGCTTCTCGCCGCGCGCTTCGCGAAGACGCCCCACGCGCAGCACCCCGGCCGCGCGCGCACCGGGCCGCTCGAAGGCGTCCGCGAGGGGAGCCTGCACCACGACTTCAGCGACGCGACCGTCGCGCTGCTCGATACGCGGCGCTTCATCGGCGCCCAGACGGTGCAGGGCCTCTCGGGCTACTACGCCACCGACCGCTCCTGCGCGGCGGACGGCTCGGACTTCATGCAGGTCATGAACGCGCGCGTGATCTGCTACGCCGAGCGGCGCGCGATGGCGAAGATGGCCGAAGAGGTCAACGAAGACCTCTCGACCAACGCCGACGGCACCATCACCTCGGCTGAGGCCGACGCCCTTGACCAGGCGCTGACCAGCTACCTCGTGCGCGAGCTCGTCGACACGAAGTACGCGAGCGCCGCGGCGGGCACCGTCAACCGCACCGACAACATCATCGACACGCCGACGCTGCGCTTCCAGATCAGGATTCGCCCGCGCGGCTACGCGAAGAACATCACGCTGAACCTCGGCTACGCGCTGAAGGTGAGGAGCTGAACATGGCCGCGGTCATCAACGACATCGAGTACTCCTGGGCTGACATCCGCGTGAAGGCGCGCGGCAAGGAGCTCATCGCCTTCAAGGGCATCAAGTACGGCGACAAGGTCACGCGCGAGAAGGTCTACGGCGCGCGTCGCCACGCCATCGCCCGCACGCGCGGCAAGGTCGAGACCGACGACTGCTCGATCACGATGTACGAGAGCGCCGTGCGCGAGCTGCTCGACATCCTGGGCGACGGCTGGGCCGACGCGCTCGTCGACGAGATCGTCGTGCAGTACGGCGGCGACGGTCTGCCCACGCACACCGACGTGCTCGAGTCCGTGTACTTCGAGGGGCTCGACGGCGGCGGAGAGGAGGGGTCGAGCGCCTTCGAGCGCGAGGTGCCCTTCTCGTGCATGAAGATCAAGCGCGACGGGAAGTACATCGTCGCGCAGGGCAAGTGACCGACGCTCCCGCGTCAGAAGGCTGAGACGATGGCCCAGATCAGTGACAGCGAGCTCGCGGAGCTCAGGACCAAGCACCCCCGCGGCGTCAAGGTGCTCGAAGCAGTCCCCGAGGGCGCGAAGGAAGACGCGCCCGGCGACGAGTTCGTGTTCCGCAAGATCGACCGCGCGGCGCACACGAAGTACCGCGCGCTCTCGAAGCGGACGCTCGCGCAGGGCAGCGGTGGCGACGAGCCCGCGCTCTTGGCGAGGGAGCTCCTCCTCTGGCCCAAGGTGGAGGAGTTCGATCAGCTCCGCGAGCGCGCCCCCGGCGTCGCCGAAGAGATGGGCTACGCGCTGCTCGCAGACGCCGACGGCGGTCTGACGGTCCGCGAGGGAAAGCGCTAACCCTCGCGCGCGAGCATTCGTCGGAGGATGTGCAGGTGGCCGCGGACTGCCTGCTCGCGCTCTTCGGGCACCAGCCCGACGACGCCTCCGACGAAGCACGCGCGGGGGCGATCTTCCTCGTCGATCACCTCTCCCTCCAAGACGCCTACGTGAAGGGCGTCGCGAAAATGCTCAGCGCGAAACCCTCCGCGGGGTCGTCTGGGCGCTCTCGCATTCGCCGCTGAACCGCACATGGCACGCACTACCTGGGAACTCGAGCTCAGGACGAAGGGGCGCTCGGGGGCGAAGGCCCTCGCGCGCGACCTTCGCGACCTTGATGCCGCGCTGCGCTCGCTCGGCGAGTCGTCCGGGGTGCTCTCGCGGATCGCGAGCGACGCTTCGGCGATTCGCGGTGCGCGTGTGCGCGTGCAGAGCGAGCGTCGCGTCGGCGACGAAGTCGCCCGACAGCAGGCCCGCGCGCGCACGCAGGTGTTGGACTCCGAACGGGTCCGCCGCGCCGTCGAGAAGGCGCAGTCGCACCGCAACTACCTCGGCGCGCAGGATCGACGGCGCGACGCGCAGCAGCGCGTGCGGACGGAGGCGCGTGTGCTCCGCGACGCGGGCCGTCTCGGACAACAATTTCGCGCGAAGCGGGCCGCGAACGAGCAGCGCTGGGAGCGCCTCATGGGGCGCCAGCGCGTGCAGGCACAGCGCGAGGCGAGGCAGGCCGCGGCGCAGAGCGAGGCGCGTTCCGCGCGGCGTCGCGCGGTGGCGAGCACCGTTGTGGGCGGCGCGGGCCTCGCGCTGGCGGGGGGCATCGGCATCGCAGGGGCGACGGTCGGCGCGCTCAGCAGCCTTGTGAGCATGGCGGGCGCCGCGGCGACGCTCACGGCAGGCATCGGCGGCGCCGTGTTGCAGATGATCGCCTTCCGCGAGGCGAGCCTCGGCACGCTGCGGGCGATGGCGCGCGACAGCGCGGGGCGGCATCTCGTTGGCGCCGCGGCCGACAACCAGGCGCGCGAGCAGTTCCGCTGGGCTCAGCAGTTCGCGCGGGAGACGCCGCTCGACGAGCAGCAGGTGTTGCAGCTCCAAGCGCAGACCTCTGCCGCGGGGTTCACGGGCGCACGCAACCGCGAGGTCGTCCAGGCTGCGGGCGACGTCGGCGCGCTCAACCCCAACGACGAGGGCGCGAGCTCGCGCTTCCTCCTGGGGCTCGGACAGCTCCGCAACGCGTCGAGCGTCCGCACGCAGGATCTCCGGCAGACCGCGCAGGCGGCGAACCTCGGTGAGAACGACATCCTCCGCGCCATCGCGCGCGAGTCGGGGCAGACGCAGCGCCAGGGCGAGAGCGATGCGTCCTACAACTCGCGCATCCAGAAGATGCAGCGCGAGGGGCGCTTCACCGGCGAGCAGGGCGTTCAGGGTGTGCTCGCGGCGCTGCGTGAGCGCACCAACATGGGCGCCGGAGATTACGCGCGTCAGCAGGGAAGCACGCTGAAGGGGACGCTCTCGAACCTCCAGAGCGCCGTGTTCTCGTTCGTGACCGGCATCGAGGACATCGAGAACCTCCCGGGCATTCGCGCGCTGAAGAAGACGCTCAACGGGTTCGTGAACACGCTCACCGGCACGAGCGCGACGAGTGAGCGGCTCCGCGTGACCTTCGCTGCTCTGGTGAACGACGCCTCGATGTTCGTTGGCGATCTCACCGGGAAGGGTCTGGACCGCACGATCAACGACGCGCTCGACGGGTTCGAACGGCTCTACCCGGTGGCGCGTGAGATCGCGCGCACCTTCGGGCTGAGCTTCTGGCGCCCTGTCGCCGCAGAGATTCAGCTCGTGTGGGGTTCGCTTGCTGGCACCGATGCGCAGGCGGCAGTGCGCTACGCGCAGGAGCTGGGGCACGACATGGGCACTCTGCTCGCGCTCGGCATCGACGTCACCGTGGCGATGGGGGGCCTTGCTGCGACGCTGACTATTGTCGCGGCACGTCTGACCGATGTCGTCAACGAGATGTCGCGCCTCGCAGAGAACCCGGCGATGCAGGCGGACCTTCAGCGCGAGCTCGACCCATCGAGCCTCACCAACGCAATCGCGGGGAGCACGGGCATCGGCACGACCGGCCTCGAGGATCTCCGCGCGACCTTTGCGGGCATCGGTGGGCAGATCCCCGAGGGCATGCGCGATGGCCTCGCGGCGGGCCGCGGCGGACTCCTTGCGGACATGAGCGCCCTCAACGCCGACCTTGCAAACACCTCTCGCGAGGATCTCCAGATTCACTCGCCCTCGCGGCTCTTCGAGTACTTCGGCGCGATGATCCCCGCGGGCATGGCGCAGGGCATCGACGGCGGCGCGCGCGACGTCGAGCGTGCGATGGGTGGCATGGTCGCGCCGCAGGGGCTTCCCGGCTTCGGCCCTGGGAGCTTCGCGGGCCTCGGCGGCGGGGGCATCACCATTGGGGAGGTGCACATCCACGCCAGCGGGAGCAATGGCGGCGACCTCGCGAGCGAGTTCATCGACGAGCTGGAACGTCGGGCCGCGATGGGTGGCGCATGAGCAAGCTCGTCAGCCCCTGGCGCGACGCTGAATCAGGCGCCGCATGGGATCGCATTCGTATCGGCGGCGTGCTCTTCGAGGGCAAGGTCGACGTCGACGGCACGCCCTGGAAGAAGAAGCGCGACAAGCGTCACAGCCGCGGCCACAACGGCGCGCGGAGCGTCGGCGCGGGGTACGACCTCGGCGAGTGGACCATCACGCTGATGGCCTTCGACGATGCGACCGATGCCCAGCTCGGCGAGCTCGTCGACGTCGTGACCGGGGGCTCACCCGCAACGCAGGACCTCCACGCGCTCTCGATCGATCACCCGGCCCTCGCGGTCGCGGGTGTCTCGCAGGTCACCTTCGAAGAGGGCGACGCCCCCAGCCCCTCGGGGCCGGGCGGGATGCTGGTCTGGAAGATCAAGGTCGAAGAGTACAAGGCCCCGATCCCGACGACGCCCCGCGTGCCTGCACCCGCCGCGCAAGCCCCCGAGACCCGCTCCCGCTTCGGCGTCGAAGCCGAGACCTTCGTTCCCCGCGCTCCGGCGCCCCCCACCGCTGACCCGTGAACACCCTCTCCGGCCACCCGATCATCGAGTGCACGCTGACGATCCCGCGCGTTGGCGTGTGGGTCGCCGACGTGCTCGTCGACTCCGACGAGGCGATCACCGGCGCCGTCGAGCTCGACCTCGAGGGCTCCGCGTGGCGCGGCGCCGTCGCGCGCGGTGGCGTCGAGCTCGCGCGGTGGCGCGGGCGCATCGTGGGCGGCGCGGGCGGTCTCGCTTCGGTGCTGGGCCCGGCGCCGTTCGCAGACACCACCCTCGCGACGGTGCTCTCCGAGACCCTCCGCGACGCGGGCGAGCAGCTCGCTCCCGACGCGGGAGACCTCACCGCGGCCGTCGCCCGATGGGCTCGCGTCGCAGCGCCCGCCGCTCACACCGTCGCCGACGTGGCGCACGCCGCGGGCTACGCGTGGCGCACGCTCGCCGACGGCGCCGTCTGGGTCGGGCCCGAGACCTGGGCCGCGCTCGAGCTCGGCGCCGACCTCGACGTGATCCGCGTCGACCCGCGCCTCGGGCGCTGGGAGCTCGCGGGCGCCGCGGCGGTCCCGATCGTGCCCGGTCGGGTCGTGACGCTCGACGGCCAGGCCGTGCGCGTTGGCGCCGTCGAGCACCAGCTGCACGAGGTGGCGCTCCGCACGGTGGTGTTCGAAGAGCGCGCTGCGGACCCCGCCAACCGCCTCATGGCGGCCATCGAGGGCATCGTGCGGCGGACCGTGCGACAGGTCGACTACCTCGCCCTCTACCCCGGCCGCGTGGTCGCGCAGGATGGCGACGGCGGGCCGCTCGACGTCGAGCTCGACGAGCAGCGCTTCGCGCTCCCCCGAGGCATCCCCTACCGCACCCTCGCAGGCGTCGCGGTGACGGTGCCCGCGGGCGCTCGGGTGCTGGTGGGCTTCGAAGGGGGCGACCCGTCGAAGCCGTACGCGGGACTCTGGGAGCTCGGCGACATCACGTCGCTGGCAGTCGCCGGGGGCACGCACCGCGCGGCGCGCGAGGGGCACGCGGTGAACCGCTCGACGGCGTTCGGGACGTGGGTCTCGGCGGTCTCCACGGCGCTCTCCATCACGGCGCCCACGGGGGCCATCGGCGCCATCTCGGAGGGCTCTGAGGAGCTCCTGTTGCCATGACCGACTTCGGCACCGACCTCAGCACCCCGGGCCTTCTCGACATCGACCCGTACTTCACCTTCGTGTCGGGCCCGGAGGGTCTCGGCGAAGGCCTTGGCCGACGCCTCGTCACCCCGCGCGGCTCGCTCGAAGGTGACAGCGCGTACGGCTACGACGTGCGCGTTCACCTCAACGACGATGATCCGTCGCCCTCCGCGATCGGCCTCGAGGTCGCCGCCGAGCTCGCGAAAGACGAACGCGTCGAGAGCGCCTCGGCGGTCGTCACCTTCGACCAGCTCGCGGGCACCCTTCGCATCGTCGCCGACGTGCTCACCGCGGCGGGCCCCTTCCGTCTCACGCTCGACGTCTCGGCCGTCTCTGTCGCCGTGCTCCTGGAGGCTGCGTAGCCATGTCGCTCACCGTCACCGAGCTGCTCAACCCGAAGACGAAGGCGCAGATCGCCGACGACATCTTCGCGGCGCTCACCGCCGAGGGCTTCCCCGTCACGGCGTGGCAGTCAGGGAGCATCCCGCGGACGCTCGTGCTCGTGTTCGCGGCCGTGCTCGCGCTGCTCTGGGGCCTCGTCGCGCAGGTCGCCGGCGCGGCCTTCCTCGACACCGCAACGGGCGCCTGGCTCACGCTCCACGCGGCGAGCCGGTTCCAGCTCACGCGCATCGCGGCGACGTTCGCGCGGCACTCCATCACGCTGAACAACAGCACGCCGAACCCCCGCACCATCACGCCCGGTCAGCTCCTCATGGTGACCGCGGCGGGCGTTCGCTACCGCAGCACCAACACCTCGAACGTCACCGTCCCGGGCGTCGGGTCGGTCGCCATCACCGTCCAGTGCGAGACGGCGGGCATCGTCGGCAACACCGCGCCCACCACGATCACCACGCCCGCCTACGCGGGGATGACGTTCACGTACGGGAGCCTCACGACGCGGGCCCGCGACGAAGAGACCGACGCGCAGCTTCGCGTGCGGTGCCGCGCGCGCTGGGCCACGAGGGCGAGCGGCGCGACGCGCGACTACTACGCGTTCCACATCCTTTCGGCGCTCATGCCCGACGGAACGAGCGCGGGTGTGACGCGCATCGGATGGATCGCACCGCCCGGCGACGGCTCGGCCGAGATCATCGTCGCGGGCGCCGACGGCCCCCTGAGCGGCGACCAGCTCACCGCGGTGAGCGACTACGTGACCGGCGATGCCGTAAGGGGCTACCTCGACTCGATCACCATCACCAACGCGGTCGCGCAGCCCGTCACCCCCGACGGCGACTTCTACGTGAGCGCGGGCAACAACACGCTCGCGAACCGCACGAGGGCCGCCAACGCCCTCATCGCGCGCGCCGCCGCGCAGGCCATCGGTCAGAAGCTCGACGTCGGCGCGGTGTACGCGGCGATCTACTCGGCGACGGGAGTGACGGACGTGTCTCTCTAAGCGCCGACGGGCGACACGACATGCACGTCGCGGAAGGTCATCACGATCGACATCTCCAACGTCGCGAACGCTTCGAAGTGGCACGAGGTCTAGAGGCGCTGACAGCGCATCTCGGCGCAGACCTCTCCGGCCGCACACGTCACCCCGCACGCGCCGCAATGAACGATCACACCGCCGAGCAGTCGACCCGCCTGGATGTTCACGCACTCGTTATGCCCGTTGACGTCGCACGTCCGCAGGTTCGAAGCGCCGCACGGATCGGCTTCGGGGGCGACGTCGCGCGGGACATCTCGGGTGACGTCGGCGACCGCAACGTCAACGGCTGCGTCGGGCGCCACGTCGGGCGTCTGGGCGACGTCGGAGCTCGTATCCGTCGCGGCGTCAACAACGGCTGCGTCGGGCGCCACGTCGGGCGCGACGTCTGAGGGCGCGGCATCGGGGGCCGCGGGTGACGGATCGGATCCGCATGCCGTGAGGCAGAGGGCGAGTGCGAGGAAGCGCATGGCGAGGATGCTACGCGGTGAAGCCGGGCGACGTCATCGAGGGCCGACGTACGGGCGCTTGAAGATCGCCAACGCATTGCCGCTGCTCGTCGCTGGGTTCGGCTGATTCCCCACGAGCCACGTCGAAACGAGCTCCCACCCATCGGCGCCGATCTGCATGAGCTGAGCTTCGATGGCGTTGGGAGGCCCCCCGATCAACACGGTCTTGTAGGCCCACAGCACGGGCCCCTGCGGCGTCCATCCGGGCGGCACGTAACTCATCGCTGACGACGCTACCCCGCATCCCGCCCGCTGAGAGCTCCCCCACCATGCCCACCTTCGCTGAACACCTCCCGGGGCGTCTCCCCACGACGCTGCGCGGCCGCTGGGGCGCTGCCTTCGGGCGCATCTTCGGCGCCGCGTGCGACCTCGTGCTCGACGGCGCGAAGGATGCCGTCAAGGCGGGCTTCGTCGCGTCGGCCCCCGTCGATGCGCTCCCGTACCTGCTCGCCGACGCGGCGCTCGAGGCGCTCCCGGGTGAGTCGACCAGCTCGCAGCGCGCGCGCATCGCCGCGGCCTTCGAGTCGTGGGAGCTCGCGGGCCTCTACGCGGGTCTCGTGCTCGGGCTCTCGCTGCTCTCGCTCACCGACTACACCTTCGCGCGCTGGCCGGAGTACGCCCCGAGCCTCCCGCCGGACGGTCACTCCGAGCGCTGGTCGACCTGGCTGTGCACCATCGAGGGGCACCCGTACGCGGCCGACGGCACCTGGGCTGACGCGGGGACCTGGGACGATGGCGGCACCTGGGACTCCACCGCGACGGTCGCCGACGTCGCCCGCATCCGCCGCCTCATGCGCGCCGAGATGGGCGCCACGCACCGCGGCTTCATGCGCTTCGTGCTCGTGTCCGGCGTCGACTTCTGGGGACCTGCAACGCCCTGGGACCACGGCACGTGGACCGCTTCGACCGCTCCCACGCACTTCACCTTCGAGGTCTGACCAGCCATGCCCACCAGCCTGACCGAAACGCCCGCCTACGATCCCACCAAGACGGTCGACGTCCCCGCCTCGGGCGATGCGCGCACCGCGGCGAGCGTCGAGAACGCATTTCAGGTGCTTGCCGACCGCACCGGCTTCGCGTGCGGCGCGCTCGCGACCTTCCTCGATCGCGTGCCCTCGATCAGCGTCGCGGGCACGTCGAGCACGAGCTTCAGCGTCGCCGTCGGCGCCATCAACATCATCATCCTCCCCGGCAGCGACGGCGTGTATCACTCGCACGCCACCACGGGCATCACGGCGGTCGCGGCGGACATCGAGGGTGGCGGCGCTGACCTCGGGGCCGTGTCGCAGTGGTGGTACGTCTACGCGTTCCGCACGGGCGGCGGCGCGCTCGCCATCGAGCTCTCCACGACGGCGCCCAACGCGCTGCGCGTCACCAAGACCGGCGACAGCACCCGGCGCTACCTGGGGTGTTTCCGCACCGATTCCAGCGGCGCGCCGCTCGCCTGCAGGGCCGACGGCGGGCGCATCTCCATCGCGGTCCCTGACATCAAAGAGATCCTGGCGATGGAACAGGATCCCCGCATGGGCGGC